GTGACCTCATCGGGATGCAGATTAATTACGCATCCGCCACGGTCCCGGCGGTTTCGTTTAAAGACGGCAGCGTTTCGACGTTCTCGGTAACGGTCGTTTCTACGGCGTCAACGGTCGGAATCGCTGATAAGGATACAATTACGGTTTCGATAGACTCCGCGCTAATCGCCGCAAAAGCGGCAGCTACGCTTAACATCTCGTCCAATTCGACCGCGGCACTGAACGCTTCGACCGTTACTATCGGAGTGTCTATTCCGACCGGCGGGAATGTCGTACAGACCACGTTTACCTTTGTCGGAGGAACGGACTATCAGGTAGGAGCTTCGTCTAACGCGACGGCTATAGCGTTGGCCGCCAGCATCAACTACAAGATGAATCAGGCGATTGCCAGTTTCACGGGCTACGCGTCAAACTCTGTCTCCGGTCTTATAGCGGCGGTGAGTCCTGTTGGAAGCTCGTCTATTACGCTCACGGCAAACATGGCGGGCAGTTTCGCCAATAGCTGGACGATCACAAGCTCGACTTCTGCGGCCATGCCCGCGGGAGCATTTACGGGCGGCGTAGATAATGCTGTCATCTCCTACTTTAACCCATCCGTTAATTCCACTGTCACGTTAACGCAGGGTCAGCAATGGATCGCGGACCCCACGTATTCCAGCAATACGGCGGTTAGTATCGCTAACGGATGGAACGCAACGGGTGGATACGGGATCACGGCAGCCACAACCGCGGCGACAGTCGTCACATTCACGGCCAACAAAGCCGGCGCCTGGGGGAATGCAGACGTATTCTCTACCTCTACCGGCGCATTGACGGCCAATAACACGTCAGCCCTGGGCCAAAACGCCGGGTCTATCCAGATCGGCAATTACATCCTGACCACAGGAATCGCGTGGGCTCCGCCATTGGCTAGCTCCACAACGGCGAACTTAGCGACTTCCATTGCTGCCGCCATCAATAACAGCAGCACGACGCTCGGGTTCACCGCGCAGGCGATATCAAACGTCGTGACGGCGACGGCGACGGCTGTCGGACCTGGGTATGCGATCGCCTCTTCTACGCAGGCGGTTCTTACGCTCTCGCCATTCACGTCAAGCAGCACATTGACGGGTATTGCGGCCGGCACGAGTTTCGGCGGGACGTCCTCGGCGTATACGATTGGAACGGCGCCGATCAACGTCACAAACCACGGACTTACGACAGGGATGCCGGTTTATCTCTCAGCGGCCGGTGTAACGTTGTCTCCCCTGGCTCTTAACACGACCTACTACGCGATCGCTATAAATGCCAATCAGTTCGCATTAGCGACAACGTCAACTGGTTCTGCGGCGGGATTAGGGATCGTCATAACATCCTCACAGACGAAAACAAGTGCGGACACGTTCACGCTGACAAATGCTCCTATCTCGGGGTCGGCCATGTTTTCGCTTCAGGCCAGCAACGACGGAGTAAACTTCGCGTCGGTCACATCCATCGAAAACGGGGTGAGCATTACGCCTATATCGTTGGCAACGCCCTGGGCAGCGGGAACGACGACATGGGCGATAGGCTATTGGCCCTGGCGGTATCTGAGGATCTTATACGGCGCTCCGACGACAGGATCGGTTAATTACTCAGTGGTTGTTTACCAAAAGAACGGAGCGACCTGAGCCGAGGACCTAAATGAGATTATTTAAAACAGCCCTTCTCATCGCAGGATTATCGAGTGTCGCCCTGGGGGGTCCCGTCGGACCCCCTGGCGGCGCGCCGATCCTGAATCAGAACTTCTTGCAAGTTCCATCGACGTTCTATGTTCAGCATGGGACCATCGCACAAGGTCTTAAATTGCCCTATTTAACCATTGGGCAATGCCTAACTACCGATGGAACAGGAACCGTCATAAGCATTTCTTGTCTCTCCGGTGGTGGAGGCGGAGGCCCAAACGGAACGATCAATAATGCTACTAAACTGGCAGTTCCCTATTATTCTGTCACGGGATCATCGAATGCGGTATCTGGCGATTACACTAATTTCAGGTATGACCCTACCGATCAGTCTTTATTTGTTTCTTCTTTCCAGACAAATGTAGCGGACATCGTCGGGGGTTTGAAGGTTGGCGGTGCAACCGAAATGCAGGCTGGGGCTGTGCAATATTTTGATAACGCTGCCAATAACACGAGTGCTGCTATCTGGAACGATGGAGCGACAGGGAAACAAAAATTGACCATAGAAGGAGACGATGGGATCACTCTCATAGGGCCAGTTACGTCATCGACGATGACCGTTTCCAGCCTAACAGTCACTTCTTTAAATGCCACCGGCGCCATATTTCCTAATGGCTTTACAACGAATGGCGATATCACCGATACCGCGAAACTTAGCGTTAACGGTGTGACCACTTTATTTGGTCCCGTAAATTCTCCGAATTACGGATACACGATGCCGGACGGATCAATAATTATTTCGACAACACAGTTTATTTTTAATGGATCAAACGCACAAACGGCCACTTCCAATATATCGAGCGGAACGTATAGAACGGCACTCCAACTTCCCTATCTCACCCCGGCGCAATGTATAACAACGGACGCGACGGGGAAGGTTGTCAATGTCGGGTGCGGCGGCGGGACATCATCCTTGGCACTTTCGACGGGCTCTGCATCTAACTCAATTATCGTATCGAGTCCCACGTCAAATATTGTCGTCGATAGCAATACTCTAACTGGATCGCTTCAAGGATCAACGACCTTCTTTTTGGGAGTTAACACTTCAAGCATAACGGCCCAAGGCAATACGATCAGCCTGGCGACGCTTCAGACAAATCAAAATCTCTTAGCGGTTTCGACGACATCTCTTTCAGCATCAACGGTAACGCTTCAGAATCAGGCCAATTCCATCGCCGTGTCGACTGGCGCCTTGAACGTCAGCACGAACTCCTTGCAGTCTCAGGTCAATGGAAAAGGCGTCGGAACTATCACGGGAGTTGTGGCCGGAACAGGATTAACTGGCGGCGGAACGTCGGGGTCTGTAACGCTTAATCTCGCCAGTGCAACAATAAACAACACTTCCACCCTCCAATCCGGCGCGACGTTCTATGTGTCGAGCGGGACGGTGAATTCTCAGTTAAATTTACCCTACCTCAAAAATTACAATCTTTCTCCTCTTGGATTGGGAAGCAACACGATAAAACCGTTTCTCATTGCCAGTAGCGGAGGCATAACGACTACGCAAATAGGGACTACAGCAGGGACATCAAATGTGGGGGCTGGTTGGTGGGATAACGGGACTGGCTACACGATGTATTTGACTGGCCCTGCGGATGTCAATGCGGCAGATTCTCTTCTTTACGTCCAGGTAAACTCTTCTAATACTCACGGACTCCAGAGCGCGATCAATGGAAATTCGACTTGCGAAAACGGAACTTGCACTTCCGTAGGAGCGTTTTTCAATGGGACATCATTTTCTGGAAATACTTATGCTCAAGGTATTAATGCCAGTTGCTCAGGTCCATCTACCTGCTATGCTGCCTATTTAAATTCGGCAGGAACAGGAACAAATTATGGAGCCTATATTCTGAACGGTGCTTTTTTTGATGCCGCTCCGCAGGTCAGCACATTTACCTATGGTCTCTATGTCGGGACATTGACGATCCCTGCTTTACCGAATACGATTCTAGCGACCAATTCTTTCGGTCAGTTAATCAGCACTACCGTCACGGGCGGATCGGGCGGCGGTTCGTCAACGACCACCGTTCAACTCAACGGAACGACGCTCTCGGCTCAAACGACCAACTTCAATTTCATTCCTGGAACGGGCCTCCTCGTTTCGGGATCGACTCCGACGGCCAACAATGTCAGCCTCACCTATTCGGCCGATACCGCCGTCATGCTCGCTCGCGCGACAGACCAGGCGAACACGGATAGGCTCTGCTATGCCTCTGGCGCTTCGACAACGTTTGCTTGCTCTATGAACCCGACACTGACGGCCTACACCACAGGGATGTGCCTGACGGTGGTCACTTCGACAAACAATGTGTCCTTCTCGACGGCGACTTTGAACGTAGACACGCTCGGATCTAAGTCTATCCTTGGTTTTAACGGTGCGGCTCTTTCAACGGGTGCGATCACGACGGGCGATCCTCTGACGGTCTGTCTCAGCAGTCCTTCTTCGACAGGATGGATCATTCAGGGTGGCAGTGGATCGGGAAGCGGAGGTGGGTCTGGAACTCCAGGGGGATCTACGAACCAAATCCAATATAACAATTCTGGTTCTTTTGCGGGGTCTAGCAATTTCCAATTCAACGGCGCAACCGTCACGGTCACGGGGACCGGAATCCCATTAGTCGTTACGTCATCCTCTCCTCTTAACGGAGTGCCTATTACGGCCATGAATATTATCGGAGCAAGCTCCGGCACTTTGGCGCAAGGCGAAGGCGTGGAGGTCAACTATAAAACCCAATTTGATGTCGGTCCTTTATCCGTCGGATATGAAACCTTTGTACCCGACAACGTTACAACGGGGGGAGCCTATGGCTCTACCTATCGTTTATTCTTGGGAGGTACTTTCCTTAGTGGCTCTCCTGTTTACAATAATGCCCTGACTCTATCGATGGAAGGGTCCACGGCTAATGGCGGGATAAATCTTGGAGCGGGTTCGACGAACGTTCCAGTAGATCCATGGGATGTCGGAATCGTTACAGGAGGCGTAGGACATGCCATTGCGGCCGACGCAAGATCCAGCGGCGGCGCAAGCGCAGGATTAGGGGTGGCTTACGATTTCTATGGAACGGATGTCAATCGGCAGGAACTTTTAGGATCTATCGAAGGCATTTCAACGACATGGAGTGGCTCGCCTACAGCGGACATCACGATCAATCCTGTCAATGCCGGAACGCAGATTGAGGCGATGCGCGTCACAGGCGCGGGGAATGTGGTGATCGGGACCAATACCGACACGGACACTCAGCTTAAAGTCGTGGGCAGTACGTCTAACGCCTACGTAGGCTATTTCTCGACGGCGACCGTCGGCGGGAATAGTGTGGCTATAACGACCAACGCAACGGTAGTCGTCACAGGCTCCGGCAACGGCGCGATCCAACTCACGATCAATTCATCGACCTACGGCGTTGTGAGTGCCAGTACCACGCCGATCATTGGCGACTACCTGGTTGTCTCAAGCACGAACGGGACCGTAACCTATTCGACGGGTACGGGCGGTGGTAGCGGCGGCAGTGGCGGAGGGTCCGGTTCTGGGACGGTAAACGTGACCCCTCAATATCAGATCGGGTATATGGCCCTGTCTTCTTCAAACGTCATCACAAGTTCCGCGAACTTCACGAACAACGGGACCACGATCACGATGACGAACATGAGTCAGGTGGTTCAGTCGAACGTTTCTACTGTTACGGCAATAGGTGTTTACTTCAATTACGCTGGTAGTTCCGTAACGGCTTCTAGCGTCACTTTCCCAATTTCGATGGGAACCACGTCAGGAGGAAATGCGATCTCTGGCTCTATCGGTGAATACATTTCAACAGCCGCACCTGTCGCCGTAGCGTTTCCCACTACAGGCAATTACGGTGATTTAGTCTCTACGACTGTTACGGCTGGAGAATGGGACTTGACCGCTGTTTTAGGGTCTATCGGCAACGGAGCTACCGTCACCACGATGGCGGTCGGGATCTCTTCAACGACTGGCAATTCAGCCGCAGGACTCATTGAAGGAGATAGCCTCGTAAACTCGCTTGGCCCTACGGCGGCAACCGACACCTTTGCTTCTATCCCTAACTTCCGTGTTTCTTTGACGGCTTCTAAGACTTACTATCTAAAATACAAAGCCTCTTTCAGCATCGCCACGCCCAATGCGGTAGGACGATTATCTGCCCGAAGGATACGATAATGAAAAAACTACTCGCTCTCTTATTCTTAGCTGGCGTGGCTCACGCGGGCACGATCACGACGTCCTTCGCGCCGCTCGGGACCATCACCTTTTCGTCAGGGACGGCGGCGGCGGGTGGCGGATCACCCCTTGCGTTTGTTCAAGCCACTTCGACGGCATCAACTGACGGAGGGTGCGGGTCTGTCTTGAACACGATCACGGTCGCGGCAGGTGATCTTCTGGTTTTGGGGTGCGCAACCACAGCCAACTTTTCAGGGATTACACCTACAGATGCCAGTGATTCATGGCTGACCGCTGGATCTAGCATCACAGGTTCTAACTTTATTGGAATCTGGTATGTGAAAAGTGCCGTAGGGGGAGCAACAACCGTCACAGCGGCAACGGGCGGATGCAACGGAGTCAATTATTGCGTCCTGGCTGAATACAGCGGCCAAAATACGTCAACAACCTTTGACGTTTTTAGTGCAAGTGCTCCTGTAGCCACGGGTATTAATCCCCTAACTACGCTTGCGGCGACAACCACAGGAACGAATGAATTGATGTTCTCTATTGCTTGGGCCGATGCATCAGGAGCCATTACATCGCAAACAGGCACTTCCCGCTATGCAGGAGGGGCAAACCCATACCTCTACGCTCAAGACGCGAATATTCCTACTTCTACGGTTTATATTTCGACATGGAACCAAACAAGTCCTTTTGACTGGATGGCGGCACAAGCGGCGTTTAACCATCAATGAGACGATTTATCCTGATCGGTTGTTTTTTTTTAACTTCGACGGCCTTTGCCGGTAACCTTATATCGAGCGCCACGTGGTCAGAGTCTGGCGATTACAAGATGGCGCGGGAAGATAAGTATCCAGGAAACTTCTCGACCAACACAATCAGCCGATGCTGGGACGGAACAACCATAAAACTCTTTGGCGGGAAAGGCGAACTTTTAACGTGGGCGACCTATCTCATCGGAGGAACAGCGGATGCGACGAATGTCATGGTGTCTATCTCAAGCTTTACAGGAACAGGGACCGCGTTAGGGTCAGGGTTCTCGGCAGTCGCTGTTTCAAGTTCAAACGTGTGGGATTATTCGACGCGGCCTTACAGCCTCTATAAATACAGTTACCTCCAACTTGTCGGAATGGGACAGCACGGACAAGCTTGGGACCCGTCCGAATACGATTCTCAACAAGTAGCCCCACGGTGGCGACGGCCTTCCACTTTAAACGGGAATAATGATTCCATTCCCAATGGTGGTACGCTCTGGACAGACCGCGCGGATCACGACAAGTTTTATCCTGATCCCGCTGTGCCTATAGAAGAGTTCGGGATTTCAAGTTTCACGGTTTCGGCTTCGTCTTCTCAGGCGATTGGCGGAGAAGTCTATATTTCAACGGCGCTTCCTGCTGGAACTTATACAGCTACTTTAACCGTGACGGAAGGGGTTTCCGTATCAACGACGATCCCCATAAGTCTCTTGGTATACAACGTCACGCTCCCAGGAACAGCCACGCTTCCCGTCATTGCTGATTTAGGGCTTGCGGATCTGTCCATGCGTCTGACAGGGACGCGCTTTCCGACCAGCTATTTTGCAGATCCTTATTTGACAAATTCCCTTCGTGTCGGAGCTTTCTTGCATCGTCATAAAATTATTGCCATTGGCGATCAGCCCGCTTCTACGCAAGATTATCCGTCTGCCCTCTATTCCAAGTTCATTGACGGGACAGCTTATACGCCTACCTACGGATACGGTAACGGGCCAGGGGCAGGCGCGGGCGACAAGTTCTATATGGTCGGGACCTATGGCGGCTGGCAGAGCGTCAATTGGAGTACGACCACAGTAACAAACGGGTCAACGGGCTACTGCGACAACGTCAGTTCTTGGACGTACTATTGCCAAAACAATAACCTGAATTGCCAACTCTATACGTCAAACGATGAAGCTTCAACGACGATTTTAGGCGGCGAGGTCAATACGCTCTCAACGTGGTCGTCCACTGCAACCGCTTGCGCGAATGGCGGGCATAGGCTCCCGTTTTTACAGACCGGAACGCTCCCGACGGTTGAATCGTCCGCGCCTTACGTCAATACCGTTCTTAGTACTAGCTGGCTTGAGTATTCGTCTGCGACATGGGTAACAGCGGAATCTCTTTACAACACTAGCTCGACGCATTCAGCGGGCGGATACAATGCCGGAGGGCCAGGGACGGATTCGCTTTTTAATATGCAAGAGGAAGGACTCGGACCACGCGAGGTTATGTGGGGAGCCTATGCAACGTCCCAGAAGTATTGGTTTCTATGGGAAATAAACTACTGGAATGATTCCAATAACAGCGGACAAACCAATAACGGATGGAACGCCAACGCCGCCAACGATAACAATATGTTCAATCTCGCGAAGGATTTCGGTTACGATTCCTATCCTTCCACAGATCCCGTCAAAGGTCATTTAGGGTTTGGCTTCTCGAACGGCGACGGGAACATGCTTTATCCATCCACCGACACGGTTTACGCCAGCCCGAGCTATGGCTTTAACGGCGTTATTGGTTCCTGGCGGCTTAATCAACTCACGCGCGGTATTCAGGACGTGGACATTATTAATGCGGCTTATGCCGTCAATCCGTCATCGACCACGGCCTTGGTTAATCAACAAGTGCAAGATGTCATGTACAAACGTCAATGCTTTACAATGGGCGATTGCAGTTATTCATATGGCCCTCGGCCATGGAATGAAAATCTTAACAGCTGGGAAACAACCCGCGAATCACTCCTTCAGATTGCGGCTGTTGCGACGACAACGTCGACGACGGAAACCTTCACGGGAACCTGTCAAATGAAGGGTGTTGTGACCTTCAAATGAAATGGCTATTCCTCCTTCTTCTATCCGTTCCCGCTTACGCTTCTCAATCTCTTAGCGCCGGATCTGGAAGCGGGACAGCGGGCAGCGGAGCGCCTTATAACAACGTCGCCAACTGGCGGGTGGAGTTTCGGTTGCATGGATCATGGCTTTACGAAGAGACTCAGCAGTACATTTATTCGACAACCGATTACGATCTTCGTATCTTTAATGGCTTCGTTAATTTTACGTCCTGGTTAGACGGTTCTAATACGTGTGGAGTCGTCCCCCCTGCAGGAACGGATGTCCTTGTCCGATTTCAGCGCACCGTTGCAGGGCTAACGGCCTCTTACACCATCACACAAACAGGCCAGGAATTTACAAACCTATGTCCCAATTCTTCGACAGGAACACCCACCGACGCGAGTAGCGGAGTCACTCTAGGCCCTCTTGACGCTGGCGATATTGCTTGGGTTCGTACTTATATATCGACTGTTCCCATCACAACACCCATTAGTAACGCTATTTGTACGGCGACCGAAACCGATTATGAGCTAGAAGGGAATATGAACGACTGCTCAGGTTTTGGTTTGAACTTGACTCCATCAGGTGCGTCTTACGTCACGACGCCTATTTACAATCCCATCGTCGGGTTTAATCCATGGCCGATCACAAACGTTTTTAAGGCGGGGTCGTCACTTCCGATAGTGAATAGCTCTTATGATGCGACGGAGAACTCAACACTCTCCTATTTCTGGCAACAGCTTTCAGGGCCAGCCGTTGGTTCATTTTCGAGCCATACCTCGTCAGCACCTTCTTTTTCAGTGCCTATCGCTGGAACGTATGGCGTACAAGTACAGGGGTGCAATACGTCTGGCCTTTGTGCTTCGACGACTTCCGTCGTGAGCGCGGTTGCTACAGACTCAAACTCCGTGGCCGTCACGGGCCTCTCGGCGATCCAGGACAACCTTTTAGGGCCTCTTCTCATTGCCGACGCAAAAGCCAACCCATGGCCTTATGCCGACTTGGCTGAAATTGGAGTCGGTAAAAATATCGGAGCGGTCGCGTTGACTGTTCCTCCTGGTCTCGGATCGGCTCTTCCTGGAACCGTTTCGTTTGATTCGAATACGGCTGGCAATATCATCAATACCACCTCAGACCTTTCGACGCTGTTGTCAACTCAATCGTGGGTCGCGGTCGCGTGGGATAGCGTTGACGGGGTAGGGACAGGACGGATGCTCTGCCCCATCTCAAGCGTAAATTCAACTCAAATTATTTGCCAGGAAAATTCCGAAGAACCTGCTTTCGCTGGATGGACGGCCTACATGCTCCCTTCGACCGCCGCGCCGCTCGGTCTTGATTTTCAGGCCTGGACAACAGAAAACCCGTCGACCGTCTGGAACTACTACGACGTAGCGATTGGTCTTTACCGGCTTTACTATCGAACCGGAAACGCCATTTTCCAATCCTATGCCCGTCAGTTTGCCGACATTGAGTGGCAATGGACATTAGATCATGGCTATCGATCCGTATCGCCACGCGCATCGACTATGGTGAGCCAATTCTTTCGGGCTTTAGATGGTCATCCAGAACGGTTTCCAGGGCTATATAACTGGATCGCCTTTCAAGTTCCGCGCTGGGCCAATCCGAGTTACAGCCCTGCTATTGATAACCGCGAGTCGGGGTACGAGCTATGGAACATCGCGCTCGGAGCAAAGACAGACCCAGATCCTACGCGCCATTCGCAGTATTGTACGTGGCTGACGACTTATACCTATACGTGGTCAAGAGTCCAGGCGGCAGACGGAAGCTGGCCTGAAAATGCATACGTTAACAATCAAAGCTATGTCTCGGCCCCAAAAGCGTTTTCGGCTCCGTTTATTTATGGTGGCGCTCCTTGGCGGGAAGCAATCAACTTAAAGTCTATGGAAGCCGCATACGAATCATTGAATGACACGAGCGCTCAGGGGTGCAGTAGCGCGACTGTGGCGGGTCTGGCGTTAACGGCCATCCAAAATGCAGAAGCGTGGGTCGAGAACTATGGCAGGGACAACGTTGACCGTGGTCACTTTTATGAAGTCAACAGCCAATCAAGCGATCAGGAGACGGTTTATCGGCCAGGCGGTTTTGTGTCTGTCAATGTCGGAACCACAACTCTCACGGGATCTGGAACCGCTTTTAACACAAAAGGATATTGCGACGGTCTTCATTTCATCGGAATTGAAACATCGTATACCGTCTACAAAATTGCTTCCTGTGCAAGCGATACCGCCATAACGATCACGCCCGCTTTCGGTCTTTACGGCGAATCTTCAAACGTTGTTTCCAGCAGTTATTCCGTTGCGCCTAGTCCGTCATCCGTCTGTAATTCATCGGCCACGTACTGCTTCGGAAGTACGGGAGATCGGAACTTGACGCGCACCGGCTGCGGGGCGATGGGATGGCTTTACATGGCGACAGGGTCAACCACCTATAAGACATGGGGCGACGAATGTTATTCGGCGACCTTGGGCGGCCCTGCCAGCGGTCCTGATAGCAATACAGGAATAGGAGGATTTGCGGCGACGTGCGTGGGTCCTTCTTGTGATGGGTATATCGGAGACACAATCGCTTCAGCGCCAAACTGCAGTACCGGAAGCCCCGCGCCTTGTACGCCAGGAGCCTATATCACAGGGAACTTGGGCAAGAACTTCGGAGAGACTTTCGGCGCGCCCGCCAGTGACAACGAAGTGGCCTGGCGCATTGGCGGGCATGTAGCGTTTTCAAGCGCTCCCATCAACGTCGCTTTCAAACTTTCAAGTGTCCCGAATGCCACACAAGTGATGGTGAGCTTGACGCGGCCAGATGGGACAGTCGTATCGAACACCTGTTCGACGTCGCCCTGCCAGGTGGCGGGTGATAAGAGGCAAGGAAACCATTTGGTGCAGATCAGTTATCTTTCATCCGGTAGCGCTGTTTTGGCTTCGGGAACTCAAGAAGTACAGGAGACACAATGAGCATTGAAATCCTAAAGTGGCTGCTAGGCATCTGTTTCGGAGGGTGGGTCCTGTACTTAAGCTCCGAGCGCAACAGGGTTGTTGAAGATATTAAGGAAATAAAAAGCAAAGCCAATGAAGCCTATACGAAAGCTGAGACGCTAACAACTCTCGTTCATGTCGTGTTTATGACCAAGACCGAACACAAGGAATTTGACAACCGTATCTCGGCGTCTCTTGACAGGATTGCCGACCGCATTGATAAGGCATTTGCCGCAAGGCGGTGGAAATGACGTGGTTGATAACGACTATTTTAAACGCCGATTCCCGATTGATGCCTTGTGCCCTGACTGTCAACGTAAGAAAAGAGATAGCGCGGTAATGGCCCAACGGTGGGGCGGGGGAACATTTAAATTGACCTGTTCCGATTTCTCAATATGCAAATGGACCGATTACTGCGAATGGGATGAACTCAAAGGTTTGGATCAGCGGGGGACACCAAGATGAATATTATCGTTCAGCGTCAGTCAAAGTCTATCGACGGCCTCTTTGGCGCGATGACCCTTGATTGGAATCCGTTTACATGCGTGACGCTTGAGAATTTAAACAAAGCGATCCCAAAAGGAATCTATGAAATCGATTTTAACTATTCTCCTCACTTTAATCGAATCATGCCTCATATTCTTGTGTCTTCTCGCGATCTTTCCGCTGGCGGTGATGCGGGTATTCGTATCCATTGGGCGAACTTCCCGGCGCAACTCGAAGGCTGTATCGCCGTGGGTACCGCGGTGGACGGGGACTCGATTGACCAATCTCTAATTCCGTTCAATCAACTTTACGCACTATTGGGACAACAACATGGAATCACTATTGAAATCAGGGACATTGTGTGAATGTGGACACGAAAAGGAAGATCACTATGAATACCACAAATCGGAAGACGGATGCACAGGAGTCCACGTGGTTTGGTTCAGCGATTTCGCGGAGTACATGGTGGCGTGCGAGTGCTATAAGTTTCGTCTTATCCCTGACGCTCGTCGGCAATTCCCAAGCATATACTGTTGTTCAAACTTCAACTTCCGCCCCTCGGGGACTAGAGACGAGCTTTATTGCCGCGACCACCAATCAGTTTCTGTCAACACTATTCGTCAATCCACTCTTCGCCGGAACTTATCAGCTTACGCTTTTAGGAGTGAATCCAAATTACAATCCTCCTCCGACGACTCTTGAACAGTCGCTTTCGCTCGGAGCGACCGTCTATGTTTACGGGTTTGTGGACGGCATGACCTATCAACAGCATGTCGAAGAAAAGTCCGTCGGGTTTGAAGGTAGTCTTTGTTCGGCGGCAACGAACTTTAATTTAGTCAATACGACCACGGCGACGTTTGACACGAATACGTGCCTTGACATGATTTCGACGATTGAGGATCAACTCTATGAAATGTCTCTCTCGACTCCGACACCTATTCCACCGACAGGGATCTGAGATGAAAATTAGAGAATGGATGGGACAACCTATTTTGGACGCACTAAATGACATCAAAAAGGAGATACAAACCATGGCCACATCCGTAGCTCAGTTCGATACATTGCTGGCGCAGTTGGGAACCACGATCACAGGAGAAGACGCGACAATCACACAGGCGCTCACGGCCTCTGATGCCGTTATCGCTAAATTGGTTGCGGCAGTAGCGGCGACTGGAACCGCAAGCGCAGACTTGACGAACGAAGCCGTAGCAGTTCAGTCAATGATCGCCACCGCGACCACGGACACTGCGTCTTTGTCTGCTGAAGTCACAAAGTTGAACGCGCAATAAAATGAAAAACTGGTGGCAGAATTGGGAAGTGTCCCATCTCGCGACCAAGGCCGTGGGGATCTTCTCGTCCTTTCTTGCGTCAAAGTTGGCGGTCTTAACGACCACGCCAGACTATGCGCATTTCTGGGCGAGTTGGTCCTTGTCTGCCCCGACGATCATTGACAAGGGGGCCTTTGAAGCGAAACTGGCGACGACGATAGGGATTGCATGGTTGGTTGTAGATCATGCCGCGTGGAAATTCTTTGAAAATCAGAAGATTACAGGGTCACCGACAATCCAGGTTGAAAAAAGTGCGCCACCTGCTAGTCCTAAGAATCCTATTGCGGAGGGCGTGAGAGCGGAAGATCCCGCAAAGGTATCTTAACCCATGCTTCATTTCTGACAATGATGCTGACTAATTGAGAACTGATATTAAAATGGCGACCAATTGCCTTTTGTGTTAAGCCATCAAGGTAGAGGTTTCTAATTGCGCCGGCTATTTCAAAGTTAATCTTGGATTTAGGATGACTTTCTCCTCGACGTTTCCAGCTTTTTTTAAAAGAGGCATCCCTCATATTATCTTTTTGAGTTCCAATCCAAAGATGATTCGGATTTACGCAGGATGGGTTGTCAGAGGATGGTTTGCAATTATGACAAACGTTTTTTCCTTTTGGAATTTGTCCTTTATTAATCTGATAAGAATATCGATGAGCCAGGCCCTCAAACAATCCATAGCCTTTTTTATTTTTAGCTGCCATCCAGATCCAGCAATGAGAGGTTTTATTGACGTGAGAAAGGAATCGCTCTCTCATTGGAAGCCACATATGGTCGCGGCACGTTTTACTGCGAGGATCGAAGAGTTCTTTATTACAGGTAGGACAGTTCATGTGTATCAGTATAACTAATTAAAGGAGGACCCAAAATGAACCCAGCAATGATAATAGCCATGATCCAGGCCGAGCCGGAGGTTTTGAACGCCTTAATTGTTATTCTTCAGGCCATCCAGAAGTTTCAGACGACAGTTAAAGCGGCGTAGTGTTTTCGACGGAGTCGCTAAACGTCAGAACCTCTGACGGTCGCAATATGGTCCTACTGGACCCGTTTAGCTATACCTCTAAAACAGGACGAGTGATAACGGTTCCAGTAGGAGCAACGTCAGACGGGGCGAGTACGCCTCGCGAAATCTGGTGCTTTATCCCACCGTTCGGGACCTACTGGATGGCGGCGTTTTTACACGACTACCTATACCGATCAACCGATATCCCTAAAGATGTTTGTGACGACCTTCTGAGAGAGGCAATGGAAGATCTTTGTGTTGATTGGGTGGAACGCGATGCTATTTATACGGGCGTCGCTATCGGCGGGAAAAGCAGTTTCAATGCTGATCGCGAAAATCAGATTCCCTCCGTTTGATATTTTTCTGCCGTAAATTATTTCGTTGACGGTAGAGAAAAATAGTTCTTGACAGGTTTGCGAACGCATGGTAGAAATTGCCATGCGATTGGAAATGGTCATCAAGCATGGAATCCCCGACGGAGAAGCTCCGGGCGGGGTTTTTTCATGCCCAAATTCGCCCGGTGGCCGCCTTTCCAATCGCAAGTTAGAAAGTGCTACCGGGCTTCATTTTTTATGCAAAACCATGCTTTCTTTACAAAATGTGGAGCAGATAGATAATCTAACAGGCCCTTATCGGAAGTTGTTTCTGCGTGGTTTCCTTGCCATTCCTGGCCCGATCGCCCATCAAACCGTATCAATCCCTCATAACTTTTACGAATCGCTTCTAGGCCATCTAGTGGCGCGATTTAGTCATTCGCTCCATTCCAACGCTTTTCAGGTAGGGTCAACCTTAACCAGGAGGACCCAAACCCATGCAAAATCACGTTGTAGTAAGGCAGTTAGCGCGTCTTTCCATGCGAATGGAGCGCAACGCCTGGCAGATCAGGGAAGCGCGGCAACCGTGGCAGATGCTCAAATCCCGGAAGAGAGCCTTAAGACACCTAAAAGAGGCCAATATGATTTTGGATTGGTGGAAGGATCACAAAGAGGCAACCCGGAGGCGCTATGTCCAACCGCCTAATCCGTTTCTCTGTAAATGCCATGAAACCTCTCATTGGCAATGGCATCAACGCAAAAATTCTTTGTAGATGCGGATGTGGAGTTGAAAAGAGGCTCTATGACAAAAAAGGTGTTGCTCGGTACTTTCTTCCCCATCACGGTCAAAAAAAGCGCATCGAAGCGTTTTGGAATTTCGTTGATAAAAGACCAATTCACGGACCCGCAAGCGAATGCTGGAAGTGGGTTGGAGCTTTAGGTCCAGATGGATATGGGCATTACATATCCCTCCGGTCAGCGGAATTTAAGACCCGTCGCGCTCATCGCATAGCGTGGATGCTCATTAACAATAAAATTCTTAGCCCTAATGAATTAGTTTGCCATTCGTGCGATTTCCCCCCCTGTGTTAATCCTAAACATCTTTTCATCGGGACGCAGGCCGACAATATGCGAGATGCGTCTAAAAAGTTTCGACTGCCTCATGGTGAAAAGAATCATTTCGCAAAATTAAACCGTGAACAAGCCCGAGAAATAAAAATTCTGTTTCTTAATCGAATCCCTTATGCAGATATTGCTTCGCAATACGGAGTAACGAAATCAAGTGTCTGGTACATCGGTTCTGGGAAAACATGGAAAGACATAAATATCCTGCAAGGGAGGTCTTAAATGGATGAATGCAAGGTCTGCGGTTGCCAAATTGTTTCTGGGGGCCGCTATCCAGATCAGGTCGCGCAAACGAGAGGATTCTGCGGCGCCGGGTGTGAAGAAGTTTATGAAGCGCTCAAGGCCAGCGATATGAGGGCGGCTTCCAATGGCTGATCTTAGGCCACGCGCGATTATTGAGATGTTTTGGCGCGAGCAAATTGTCATTGAGGAAAAGGCCATTTTCTTAGAGCCTGAATATTTTGAGGAGGCCGCATGAATTACGGAATCCAGCCAGCCGAGGATGAATGGATGAACTTAGGAGGTCATATGAAATCACGAAGAAATTACAGGAGCTACTTACTTCAGGGAATTCGAGAGCGCATTGCCAAGGAACCTTTTGGCCTACGCCTCTTAGGACTTTACTCGATGCTTTTTGATGCGGTCGAGCTGCCGTGCTAAACCCATTTAACGAGATCGAAGAGTATGACGGGCCTGAATGTGATTCGTGCGGGTGCCCGAAAGGTTGGCGCTGCGATTGCTTTTGTCACATACGAAGAACTGGGAGGCAACAACGATGAACTTACTGACAGACATCATTCGAGATGTAGCTAATCAGATGAACGTGACGATGACGGAAAAGGAGTTAATCGACACACAGGACAGCGTTCTCAGCCATATCGTAAATAGGGTTTCATGGAAAAAGCACGAGCAGATTGCCAAAGAAGGAATGCCGTGGCTCGAAAAGGGGGCCGTCCATGCAATCTTCTAATCCTGTAGCGGTCGTCGAACCTGTCTTAGTTGAGTACTTCGACGATCACTATTACAAAATCACAAAAGATGGGACGACTCACTATCTCCCCTCCGTAACAACCAAGCTCGGGATCATTGATAAGCCTTTCCTCGCCAAATGGCGCGGCGACATCGGAAACCGCGAAGCTGATTTTCGGATGTACGAAGCAGGGCAGCGCGGAAAACGTATTCATTGGGCCTATGAGATCGCGCTCAAAGGCGGCATGGTGGTTTACGATCCCTGGCAAAATCCCGTTTTTACGGAAGAAGGAATCGCGGCATTAAAAGCGGAACACAATGGCAACGTGTCTATTCTCCGTACCCAGGATGAGATGTGGACCATAGTAAAACTTCAAAAGCAATTTGATGCGCTGAAGCCTTTTGTGATTGGCGTTGAAGAAAAGGTTTACGACATCGCCAATAAGGATGCCGGGACTATTGACAACATTCTATGGATCGACGAAGGTGATTATCTTGTCGCGGGATCAAAGCCTATCCATTTAAAGGCTGGCACTTATATCAATGATTTAAAGACAGGAAAAGTCGTGGGCGAAAATACCTGGCTTCAGCTTGCGGCCTACGCCTTCATGTATGAACAGATGCACCAAATGAAGGTGGCGGGCGCCCTCATCACGCACACCTCAGCCACTATCAAGGGCGGTATCCAAGGGCTCAAAACGCTCGTTCGGGATCGGCAGACCTTGCTTGAAAAGGATTATCCGGACTACCGTCACGCTTCCGCTTTATGGGAGCGCGAACACGCAGATGATCAGCCGGAGACGTTCAGTTTTCCGGCAACGATCCAACTAAAACTGGGAGGAATAAAAGAATGAGCTATGCAGATCAAGAAATAAAACAGACGAGTAAATTCTTAAAGATTGAGGCTGGAACACCGATGGTCATTCGACTATTGGACCCAACGCCGGTCGAGGTCTTTAAACACACCCTGAAGGGCGCCGTTGATGGTAAGTTTCAAGTCGAATGCAAAGGCCAGGATATGTGTGAGCTATGCCAGGACGGACAGGAACCGACGCAGAAATTCATCACGAATGTCTATAACCACACGCTCCATAAAGTCCAGCTCTTTGAGTATGGCCCGATGATCGCAAAACTCATTAAGAAGATCGCCATTAATTTGTCCGAAGAAGACCAAGACATTTTAAACTTCGATCTAAAAATGGAAGCCGAAGGAGCTGCGATGAATAAGAAATATGCCGTCACGCTAAGAACGTCCGTGCAACCCGTCCCAGATGGATTGGTGAAAATCAAGATCGACGAAGGAATTCCTTTCTAATGACTGTCACAAAATTAGTCGGAACGATCACGAAGTTTGGAGTGCGGCGCACCGCGGGCGGCGAGAAGGAAAAGACAATCCTTTTCGCCGTCCACGGATCGGTGGAGGATATCGATTTTCTTATGGATAAGCCTTTGTCGATCGCTATCGAAGTTCTGCCGGAAACAATAGGAGCAAAATCATGAGCGCCAAAGTCTGCGAATTCTGCGACGAGCAAATAGTCTTTGGCAAGGACGTTGACAGCGGAAAGCTTATTCCTCTCGACAACCTTCTTGCGGTCTATGAAATCGTCGAAGGCGAGAAAGTGCGCTTTGTCGCAGGTGGCTATCGTGCTCGACATCGTTGTTTACAGAAACAAAATCCCCCCGAAATCCCATGGAGCGCAAACGAATGAAATTCTTATTCTCCGATGCAAAGTTTTATCTGTTGTTCGACGACGGGATTCAGCTTGAGGTTTCTGAGCAAGTATGGATGAGGCTGATGGCCAGATCTAAAAAGGAGGTTTTAAATGAACGCTAAATTAAGAACGCTCGATGACATTGAAAATGATTGGCAATCCAAAATGGCGGAATTGACTGGCCTGGAAGCCAAGCTTCTCGAACTGCATGAAAAGGAGTGGATGATTCGGACAGATCTTCAGCACTTGGAGATCGAGAGAGATAATCTGAAGAAAGCGGCTGGCGAAGTCTCGTGATTTTTTTTACCCATCAATCACAAACTTGTAAAGAAAAGGCCCAATGAAAAATAGGTCTATATGCCTTCTCTAAATCTAGATCTCAATTATTTCGATCATGCAAAACCAATGAGACTTGAAACGATTTTGGGCAATGGCGCGGACGTTCTTCCTATCCGTTTATGGACCTATGTAGGCCGCCATAGCCCGGAGCATGGGCGCGTAAAAATGCTTGAAGGAGAACTCGAACGCATATGTCGCTGGTGGGGTGATAAAGGTGAAATGGTACGCGTAATGATCGAAATAGGATTTTTGGAACGTGATGGTGATTTTTACCAAATACATGATTGGCATGACCATAGTGGTCACCTATCAGCTTTTAAGAAACGTGCTGTAAAAGCGAACAAAATCAGATGGGGAAAGCATCGTAAATCAAGGACTCCTACAAGGACTCCTAAACATGAAGCTAAGGAGTCCCCTAGCAGTGCAGTACATAGCAGTGCAGTACATAACAATAAAAAGAATGTTTTTTCTAGGCCCTCTGCTCAAGAAGTCACGGCCTACGGCGCCTCTATTGGTTTCCAGATTGATGGTTCCGCGTTCTGCGACTTTTACGAATCGAAGGGCTGGAAAATCGGAAGTAGTCCCATGAAGTCTTGGCAGGCAGCAGTGCGGACTTGGAAGCATCGTCCTAAGGAGTTTTCCCCATCCCGTGAATCCATGCCGGCGCCGGCGCTGCCAAAATTCAAAGAGAACATACCGGATGAGAAAGATATTTTTGACCCTAACGAAAATCAAAAGGAGCCAGCATGAAAAATAAAGCGGTGTTAGTTACGACGGAGTTTCGCGGAGTGTTCTTTGGATATGTGAAAGAAGATAAGCATTTGCCCGACGAGATAACACTAACCAATGCGAAGAACTGTATTTATTGGTCAAGTGATTGCGGAGGTTTTCTTGGGCTCGCGTCTGCTGGCCCAACGAGTGGATGCAAGATTGGGACGCAAGTTCCTGAACTGCGCTTATTCAAAATCACAAGCATCATGCCAGTTTCAGATGAGGCGGCAAAGAAATGGAACTCTTAAAAGTCACAAGAGAAATCGCGATCCGCTGCATTCTCTTTGGGGCCTGTTCGATTCCAAAGGTCGGCCAAGCGGTGAGCGACTTTTCAACTTCAAGTCTTATATGGGCTGAGAAGATGTTTTCTCTCAAGGAGTTGAAAGCTTTTGGTCGTCCGCTTTGGACGTTCTCTGGCTCTGGCGATGGCGATGGCTCTGGCGATGGCTATGGCTCTGGCTCTGGCGATGGCTATGGCTATGGCTCTGGCTCTGGCGATGGCTATGGCTATGGCTATGGCGATGGCTCTGGCTCTGGCGATGGCGATGGCTCTGGCTCTGGCGATGGCTCTGGCTCTGGCGATGGCTATGGCTATGGCGATGGCTCTGGCTCTGGCGATGGCTCTGGCTCTGGCGATGGCTATGGCTCTGGCTCTGGCGATGGCTATGGCTATGGCGATGGCTATGGCAAAGATATCGCCGTCCGTATAGCCGCCGTTGGTGAGTGATATGAGTCATATCGAATCGATCATTTCCTGGTTTAAGTTTCGAGGATCTGCGGCGACGCTGCGTGAAATCTTGATGAGCGGCGAACCTTGGAGCCACGAATTTAATGCAAGAAAAACGGACCTTCGTAAGCAGGGACGCTATGACTTGGTTCTGCGAAAGGGTAAAAAGGCGAGTGAAAACTTGTACGTGCTTTATGAGCGTGAAACGTCAGGCCAAATGCGGATCGCGATATGACTGTTAAATTCACGATCAGCGGAAGATTACCTGGCATGAATGATTTCATCGGAGCCATGAACGCAAACCGATGGAAAGGCGCGGATCTGAAACGCAAAGAAACCAGGCGCTGCGCGATGGCAGTCGTTGGAATTTCCCCCATTCACAAGCCAGTCACGATCTCAATTTGTTGGTACGAACCAAACCGGCGGCGCGATATTGACAACGTGTCGGCCGGTGGTACGAAGGTGCTTCTAGATGGCCTCGTATCCGCAGGGATTTTGCCCAATGACGGGCGAAAGTGGGTAAAAGGCATATCGCATTGGTTCCCAGAAATTGACCCTTTAAATCCGAGAGTCGAAGTAACTTTGGAGGAAATTGAATGACCAAAACGCAATTCGTCGTTAACAGTCTATGAAGCACAAACACAAATTCGAGCCGTACTTGAAAGAAGCGCTCGTTTACGTTCAGAAAGGCAAGCGAGAAATTATCACGATGCGTGCGCCTGTCGAACGGTGTGAATGTTGGTTGATGTCGACGAAACCGTTTTCGGATGGAACGAGAGTTGAAATTAGCGCGGATCGCCGCATTAGAAATATTTACGAAGGGAGGAATAAATCATGAGCCGTTATCTCTGGCTGTTGGCGTTGCCGTTATGTTGGGGAATTAATAATTCTTCTGGAACTTATATTGTTAACGGGCCAATCGTTCAAACTACCGATGTTTATATTGCCTCAACCAATCAGTGGGCATTTTGCATGGATCATTCAGAACAATGGGCTAAAGACCTCGCCGCCGCGCTCAATGAAGCGCATGAGCGGAGAACAAATCACATCATTGGACTTATCCCTGCCGAGACTCCGTGGAAAGACTCTAAGAAAGCGGATTTGGACACTGACGACGTGCAGGCCAACCCCGGCAAAATGATCACCAACAAAGAGGCGTGCGGGGAAGAAGATTGCGGGAAGGAGCCAAAATGAAAACGAAACTCGTCTTACTATGTGCGTTGTTGTCTCTCGGAGCGTGTCGTGGTCATGACGGCCGGGACGGCTCAAGTGGAAAGAATGGCTCCGGCGGAGCGGCAGGCGGAACGGGACCGACGGGCCCTATAGGACCTGGCGGCCCTCCTGGAATAACAAGCAGTATTCCTTTCACGTACAGCGGAAGCTACAGTTTTCCTGTCGTAAGCGCCATCCAAACGATCCCAGGTTTTGACCTCGAAAAGGGCGACGTTATTAACGTCTACGTTCAATGGCAAAACCAGCCCTGGACTCAGATCGGAAGCACTTGGGTGGGCGGCATGGCGGGAAGTTATGCGGTCAATGGAAATGTCGTGTCACTCACAACCGTTATCGGTCCTTCAGCGCCTTTAGTGGGATGGGTCATGAGTGGGATAAAAAACCAATGATCCCCACGCTCTTCCTCATCTGTGCCTTAGGACTCCCCGCCAACTTCAGCGGAAGACACAACAGCCACGACTCGAAGGAAGAGTTTCTGCGGGACTATCATTACATCAAAGACATTCTCAATCGCAGTTATCCCGATCATGAGTTTCTGATTGTGCCAGAGGAGTTGAACATTACTCCAGGAAAAGAGTGGGTCAAGATCTACTTAAAATGGCGGTCGCACACGATTTATGAGAGATGGAGCAAGAACAGGATGAGCGCATGAAGCAGTTCAAAATCATTCTTGCGTCACCTCTTATTTTATTGCTGACGATCTGTATCTCGGTTGGAATTGGGATCTCTTTTATACTCAACAAGATTTTCCCGCTTGGTGGGGAACATGGTTAACAGCAATAAGATCATCTTGCATCTATGCGCCAAAGAAGGATCAGACTCTAAGCCCTATCGAGATGCTGGCTATGACGTGCGAATTATTGGCGAAGAAATCGGGGTCGAAAACTACACGCCCCCCCCCCAATGTGTACGGCATTATTGCCAATCCACCATGCACCCATTTTTCTATAGCTCGATCATCGGCGAAAGAGCCAAGAGATTTAAGAGAAGGAATGCGATTAGTAAAAGAGTGCCTTCGGATAATTTGGGAGTGTCAGTACGTCTGCATCGGAAATTCCAATCAACGAAGCCCTTTGCAGTTCTGGGCAATAGAAAACCCTGCCTCAGGCTTTCTGCGATGGTTTTTAGGAACCCCGGCATTTCAGTATTCGCAAGGGGAGTATGGTGGCCTCATGACTAAACGAACAGCTTTATGGGGAGATTTCAATTTACCGAAACGCCCGATACTTTCAAATCCGTTACCAGTAGGATCGACGTTAGGCAGTGCGAGAGAACGCACTAGCCACGACATGCAAACGCGCAGCCGATGCCCAATAGATTTCGCTATGGCGTTCTTTGAAGCTAATCCATAAAGAATTTTCTCGCCTAGCGGGGAATACGGTCTCTCTTGACCTGTCAGACAGAATACACGCTAGGCGGGAATGATTTTGGCCCTGCTGTTACACAGGCGGACATCGCTGTGCGAGATGAGCGTCTGGGCATATTCTCCAGGCCAGGGCCATTAGTTTAAGCCGCCCTTTTCGATGGGAGTCGCGGGGGCGGCGAATTTAAGGAGGACAAATGAAACGCAAACCAAAGACTAAGAACTTAGCGCTGGATGAAATGCGGATGATGCGAGAGAATCGAAAGGCGCTCTTAGGCCACCGCTGCGCTCCGCATGAGCATATGAGTTCGCTTTGCAAAGAATGTGATGCCATCTTCGAGAGAGGCTTAAAATCATCTCAAGTCATTGCCTGCAAACATCCAGGACCTGTTCAGGAGTTTAAGCCGCACGATTGCGACACGCAGTGGCAGACTCACATTGCCTATGTCCTGTTCATGATTCTGACGGGATTAGTTTGCTTTGCCTGGGGATATGGTCCGAAATGGCTAAACTAAAACCCTGGATCAGAACGGCGGTGAGAAAGACAAAGAAGCACATTCCCGGAAAGGCCATACGTGGGTGTTTGTGTTGGCGATGCGATAGGGTGCGCGATTTTAAGATGAGGACACGTGCTTGACAGTCGGATGTCAGCATTGGGCCCGCCAGCTTGAATACCAAAGGCAACGTGAGCGGCGTGGGTGAAGAAGCCTTAGACCGAGGGGGAGTTTATGACTAAACTTAAGACTAATCTATGACTAAAGAGCGCCAGAAAGAAATAATTATTTATGGTGGCTTGTGGGAAATGATCCTGACACCCAGGCCGGAGGGAAGTGAAATGACTGACGACAAATTCGCGGAGATGGCGAAGAAAATAATTCAGGATATAGATTGTGATTTGTGCCAATCTAGTCGGGAGATATGGGCTCGAATGACAACCATTGTCTCTGAAGCCCTCCGCGCCGTCGACAAAGAAGCGTATGAGAAAGGTTTGGCTAAACAGTTCGAGATCCAGCAAATCAGAGAGAAGCAAGCCGAACAGCGCGGGCTGGAGAAGGCGGCGAGGCGTGTAGAAAGTCTTATATCTCCAGATTGTCATACGACACGCTGTAACTATGTAAACGTGCCATGTGGGATTTGTACGTGTAATTTGCCACGCGTCGCCGACGAAATCAGGAGGATGAAATGATAGTGAAATTCTTCTGGCTTCTGCTCATTCCGGCGTGGGCGGTGTTTATTGCGGTTCATTCACAGATGACGGCGCATCATTATTTAAGAGGGGTCTGAAACGATGACAACAGAAATTATTCGTGCTGGAAATATGATTGACGATTCTCCTATCTGTAGCCGGTGCGGAATGGCTTACGGCGCCTGGGAGTTGAACTTGAAGCATGGTAATAAGGACAATTTCCTGAATTTCGTTCACAGGCCGGGATGCAGCTGGCGCATAGGTCAGCATCCGAAAGAGTTTGGCCAGAAGTTGAAAGACGCCGGGCTAATCCCGAGCAATGCGAATATTATCAGGATGCAATGAAAGAAAAGCGCGGAATCGATTACGTGATGTGCCATGGGAAGAAAGTCAGGATCTTAAAGCGAGGCGTTAAAGTTAACTGGAAACCGAAGCCGACAGGGATACCAGAAAACAGGGAGATCATCGTAGAGGCGTGGGACGACTCAGATTTAAAGATTGACTGGCGAAAATTTAAGAAAAAAAAGCAAAAACGTATATGACAAGACCCTATAATGAACGGAGAAATCGAAACGTAGTTGTTCTAGTGGAGCGCCGCGGTATACCTCACAAGGATGTGGCGAAGAAGCTAAAAATAACCGTTATCAACGTGAGGCAGATACTTTATCGTCACCGTCATGTAACGCAATGTAACGAGCAAATAAAAGAAAAGTAGCGTAGACTTAGATCACTTGGGAGGTATCGCGTCGATTTGATGCGGAACCATCTCTTTTTTTATGCGTATGCCTCCCAAAGAATTACGCAACCCTCTGCCCGAAAGGTCGGAGGGCTTTTTTTATCGTTTAAATTCAAGAAGCGGAATATATTTAAGAGGTTTTTGTTTGAAGTGGGTAGAGTGGCCATGTCTCTGCGAAAGCGGGTCATGGTGTTTTATGTGGGACGATTGATCCCAAATTGCAAGATTTTCTGGCATGTTGTGAGCTTTGATCTCATCGATGTGATGGATAATGCACCGTTTTGGAAGAAATCCAAGGAAGTCGAAAGCCACACGTCTATGCTGAAAAACTTGTCCGTTTCGATTTGCGAGAGGATGGTCAATATTGGACTCCACGATGTAGCCTCTTTTATCGATAGACCATCCGCGTTTATAGAAGTGATGTTTGGCTCCTCGTTGGGCTTTCCCAATCCAAATTGCTCTACATTTCCAACTGCATACTTTTCTTCTCAAAGATTTATATCCAACGAAAGATTTAATGCAGACAGCGCAAATGATCGTTTCTTTTTTAGATGGATTAGCCTTCAGTCCAGCCGAGTTGTGTCCTGGAATGAAACGATGTGGTCGCTTCTTCGCATCGAAGTCTTCGATCAAATTTCCACACCCGCAAGCGCATGGTTTCATGATGAAAAGTATAGCTAAAGAAAATGAGAATGGCAATCGTTGTCCATCCTGCCTTATGAAATTAGCCTGGGGTATTCATCCGCATAACGGGTGCAGTTGGCCTATCTGTACGTGCGAGTGCCGACAGAGGTCATGAATGAAAGACAGCTCCTATTCGTCGCGGAATACCTCAAAGACCGTAAAGCCGGAGCGGCGGCGATCCGTGCTGGCTATTCTAAGAAGACAGCAGAGACGTGCGGACCTCGTCTGCTCAGAAAAGTTCAGATCAAAAAACTCGTCGCAAAAGGATTCAAAAAGATCACGGACAAATGCGAAGTCACAGCCGAGCGCGTTATTGCGGAACTCGGGAGACTTGCTTTCAGTGACCTCGGTTTACTTTATCGACCGGACGGAACCCTCAAACCAATCACTGAATGGCCTGAAGATGCGCGCCGTGCTGTGGCCGGAATCGAATCAGAAGAGATCTTTGAGTTTGAAAGAGGCGAAAAGACGAACGTCGGCGACCTTAGGAAGATCAAACTATGGTCTAAGAATAACGCGCTTGAGACGCTCGCGCGCCATTTCAAGTTGTTGACGGATAAAGTCGAAGTCACAGACGTAACGGACTACGCGGCGATTATGAGGGCCAGGCGTGAAAAGCACAAACACTCAAGCTAAGAAAGATCCGAACGTAGAGTTATGCGAAATGCTCATTGATTACGAGCATAACTGGTCAAAGCTTATTGATATTGCGTTCCCGTGGGGCGAAGGCGAATTGCTTGGCCGGGCGCCGGAGCAATGGCAGCGATACATTTTAAAGCAGATCGATGACGGCTTTATGACCATTGAGCAGGCGATTCTCTTGGCAGTCGCCTCCGGCCATGACGTGGGCAAGTCTGCGCTCGTGTCCTGGATCATCCTATTCGGTATTTCGACGTTTGAAGATACTCGCGGCGTGGTGACAGCGAACACCGCGACGCAGCTCATGACGAAAACCTGGCCGGAGTTATCCAAATGGCACAACTTGTTTATCGCCAAACACCTCTTTGAAGTCACCGCGACGTCCATCTTCTCCAAACAGCCCGGCCATGAGAAGACCTGGCGTATTGACGCGATTCCATGGTCAGTCAATAACACGGAAGCTTTCGCCGGTCTCCACAATCTGGGCAAGCGCGTCGTTATCCTGTTTGATGAAGCCAGCGCCATCTTGCAGCAGATCTGGGAAGTGACGGAAGGCGCAACCACAGATGAAGACACCGAGATCATTTGGGCGGCATTTGGCAATCCGACTCGTAACACCGGGCGATTCTTTGATTGCTTTCACAAACTGAAACACCGCTGGAAAACACGCCAGATCGATTCCCGAACCGTCAAGCTATCGAACAAAATCAAGATTAAGGATTGGGAGGAAGACTATGGCAAAGACTCGGATTTCTTCAAAGTCCGCGTGCTCGGGGAGTTCCCGGCGACGGGCGAAAAACAGTTTATTTCTACTGCCCTTGTTGACGCTGCGCGAGGAAAACACATTCCCATTGACCAGTATAATTTCGCTCCTGTTATTCTTACGTGCGATCCAGCTTGGACAGGATCGGATGAATTAGTCATTTACAAGCGCCAGGGCCTTGCCTGCGAAATGCTGATGAAACTGGCCAAGAACGATGACGATACGATGGTTGCTGGATTCCTGGCAGGGTTCGAGGATGAACATCAAGCGGATGCGGTGTTTATTGATCTCGGATACGGCACTGGTATTTACTCGGCTGGCAAGCTCATGGGCCGGAATTGGACGCTTGTATCGTTTGGCGCGGCCTCTAACACGCCAGGATACGCCAATAAACGCGCTGAGATGTGGGGAGCGATGCGCGATTGGCTTAAAGAAGGCGGCGCCATACCGGACGATCCGAGACTCTGCGAGGAGATCCCCGGCCCAGAATATCAGGTCAAACTCAATGGCGACATCGTTATTGAGTCCAAAGATGACATGAAAGAGCGCGGGATGCCGAGTCCTAACCGGGCCGACGCTTTGGCGCTAACATTCGCTTTCCCGGTACGGAAGAAGATCAGGAACGATCCTAAGAGACGGATGGAAAACTCTGAACCGCGAGAAGGGTACAAAGTCTATGCGTGAGGTGGCTTAAAATTTGTGGTGCAGCAGCGGTAATCTTGCCCTGGGTGATGGCTGGCGTGGCGACGGCCGGAACAGCGGCTTCAATGGTCGCGCAGAACCAGGCGACTCAGCACGCTAAAGGCGCTGCAGAGGCGCAGCAGACATTCGCTAATGCGGCAAGCGCAGAGGCAACCAAGATTGGTCCGGCTCAGACATCGCCGGCTGTTCAAGATCAGGCGTCTACTCTCGCAGTTGCTAATAAGAAACGGCAGGCAGCGCTGGCGGCAGGGATGGTGTCGACGTTTGGCCCGAACGGACAGCCACCGCCACCGGCGTCACTCGTGAGTGCTCCGCAGGCGTTTGCGACTGGCATGAAAACCACTTTAGGGAGCTAGATGGCTATCTCAATTCAAGACGACCGAAACGCTCAGAAAGACGGCAAGACTCCTATGCAGATTACGGGGTCAGCGGTTAAATTTGACCGTAAAGCAACCAATCAGCGCTGGGACCGACTTCGCATTGAAGGCTGGAAATGGCGCCCAGCGTGGCGGGAGATCCGTGACGAGATAGCTCCGACTCGCGGCATGTTCGAATACGAAAATCCAAATTGGGGCAAGCGTATCGATCACGAGAGGATTATCAATTCTCACGCGATGGACGCCCTGGACACGATGGCGGCTGGCATGGCGTCTGGCATGACGACTCCGATGCGGCCCTGGTTTCAGCTTGGTACGACCGATCCCGACCTTTCTGAGTTCCAGCCGGTCAAGGAATGGCTCGCGCAAGTGATGGAACGGCTCTATGCGGTCCTGGCCAAGTCGAATATGTACCAGACCTGGCACAACCTGTATGCCGAAATCGGAGGGTTTGGGACCGGCGCCGAGATCATTCTCCCGGATTATAAGAGCGTTATCCGCGGCCGCAACTTTACGATCGGAGAATACTTCCTTGGTAACGGGCCGGACAATCGAATCAATGCGTTTGCGCGGCAGTATTGGATGACGGTCGGGCAGATCGTAGAAGAGTTTGGGTATGAGAACTGCTCTCAGTTTGTGCAATCGGCGTACAAGCAGAACAATGTCGACGCCTGGCGCTTGATGCGGCATTTGATTGAACCGAACGATGACCGCATTGAAGACCGTAAAGATTTCAGGGGTATGAAGTTCCGATCAGTGACGTGGGAAGAATCCAGCCCGTCCGATACCGCTGCTCGCGTGTCCGGATACCAGGAGATGCCGGTCCAGGGTCCGCGGTGGCAGATCACAACAACCGCCGATACCTACGGAAGATCGCCTGGCTGGAAAGCGCTCGGCGACTCTAAGATGCTTCAGAAGATGGAAAAGGACAAACTCAAAGCTTTAGACAAGGTTGTTGACCCTCCAACGCAGGCGGACGCCAATGTCGACGCCGTAAACACTCTCCCGGGCGGGCTCACGCGATATACCAGCACAACGCCGAGCGCCGGAGTAAAACCTGTCTATCAGATCCAGCCCGATTTTAACGCGATAACCGCAATGATTCAGATTGTTGAAACGCGCATTGACAGGAACTTTTACGTCGACCTGTTCAAAATGATGATCTCCGATGACAGGCCCGCCGTGACCGCACGAGAGATCGTAGAGCGGCACGAGGAAAAGCTTCAAATGCTTGGCCCTGTCATTGAAGCTTTAGAGTTCGAGCTGCTTGACCCGTCGATTGACCGTATCTTTAACCTATGCCTTCGCGCCGGAGTCATCCCTCCGCCGCCCGTTGACTTACATGGCCATGAGCTGAAGGTCGAATATATCTCGACACTCGCGCAGGCGCAGAAGATGGTAGGAACCACGTCAATTGAGCAGGGGTTACGCTTCGTCGGCTCGCTCGTATCAGTCTATCCAGAAGTGGCCGATAACATTGACCCGGACAAAACCGCCAAGAAGTACATGGACATGGTGGGCGCTCCGCCAGAGTTGGTGCGCAGCGATGACGATATCAAGGCCATACGTGCGGACAGGGCTAAGAAGCAGCAGGCTCAGGAACAGGCTCAGGCTGCCGAGCGCATGACGGAAGGCGCGAAAACACTATCTCAGACGCCCGTGGGCCAAAACTCGGCACTGGATCAAGTGATGGCCGGATTGGGCGGCGGGCAGCCGAACGCGCAGCAGCCGCAAGCGCCAGCACCAGGAGGGCAATGATGCCGTTATCACCCGCAGATCAGATCAAGTACAAGAGCCTCATGGCTGAGGCCGCCAAGAAGCTCGGCAAAGAAAAACTCGCGGAATTGATGAGCTTGTCGGAACAGATGGAAAACGAGCAGGGCCAACAGTCGCCTCAGGCGCCTCCGATGCCGGGGATGGACGCTTCAAAGGTTTATCCGATGCAGGGTAAATGATGCTCGACATTGGATTCAAGCTATCGGTAGTTGTAGCGACAACGATGATTTTGTTTGTGGTGAACAGGTTTAGAAACAGGCATTAAAAAATTTAGCCGTTGGCCCTGATCAGGCCTTTACGCTCCTAGAGCGGCGGTAAACACCCGGATTCTAAGGCGGGATTGAGAGAGTGGAAACGCTCTTTTTATCCCGTCTTTTTTTTCGGGTCATGAGGAAAGCATGAACGATGAGGAAGTCAATCAGAAGATCGAGGAGTTGCGCGAGAAGCGGAAAGCCAGGGATCAGTCGGACCTCGCGAAGGTGCTTAGCCTGCGGGAGGGCCGTCGGCTCGTCTGGAAAATACTCTCGATGTCCGGTGTTTTTGCTCTGTCTTACGCTGGAGAGGCGCAGTGGGAAACCAATTTTAACGAAGGAAAGCGCTCGGTCGGAAACCTTCTCTTGAAGGACATCTCACCAGAGACTGAGCTTGCGATGAAGCGGGAAGCCGCCAACGACAAGCTGCTCAACGATGTTGAGCTAAGGAGCATCGCAAATGGCTGATAACGCAGCAGGAGCAGTTGCAGACGCCGGGACCGCGGCAGGAGCAGATGCCGGTAAAAGCGCTGACGCTGGCGCAGAAGGTAAATCGATTTTAGACGGGGCGCAAGCTCCGGGTAAAACAGGCGAGTCAACTGGTGAGGCCGCAGACGCCGCCAAGAAGGCCGCTGATGGAACCTCCAAATCGGGGGATGACAAGACTGAAGCTGGAAAGACGCAAGACAAAGGAGCGACCGGAGCGCCTGAAAAGTACGAACCATTCAAGGCGCCGGAAGGCATTGCGCTTGACGAAGAAGCCGTGAAAGGATTCACGGACCTCGCTAAGAAGATGAACCTTTCGCAAACCGCCGCTCAGGAACTTGTGGATTTTCAGACGACACGCATCAAGGCCGCGCAGGACGCGAATCTCAAATCCTTTGAAGACATGCAGAAGGGCTGGGCTTCCGAGACCCGCAAAGCGCTTGGCGCTGACGCCGACAAACAGCTTGGGTTTGCAGCCGTAGCGCGGGATAAGTTCTTTACCGGAGACGCGATGAAAGTCCTTAACGAATCCGGTTTAGCCAACCATCCCGCATTAGTGAAATCACTCATCTCGATTGGTAAAGCCATCAGTGAGGACACATTCGTAGAGGGAAAAGGTGAGAAGGGCGGAGGCGGAAAGAACGCAGGAAAGTCCGCCGCTCAGATCATTTACCCGAACAACAAATAGAGGCATAGCCTCAAAGGAGAAACACAATGGCAACACTTGGTGGACCACTGTATCAAACGTTCCTGGATCTGGCTCGCCGCTTAGACCCGGATGGCAAAATCGCCTTGATCGCTGAGATCATGGAGCAGTACAACGAAATTCTAGAGGACATGCTCTGGAAAGAGGGAAACCTCCCCACAGGAGAAAAGACGACCATCCGTACCGGTCTTCCGACTCCGACCTGGCGCAAGCTTAACTACGGCGTTCAGCCGTCGAAAAGCACCACCGCGCAGATCGTCGACACATGCGGGATGCTGGAAGCCTATGCGGAAATCGACAAAGACCTTGCCGACCTGAATGGAAATTCAGCGGAATGGCGCTTGTCCGAAGATCGCGGGCAGCTGGAAGGCATGAACCAGACTTTGGCCAATGCCCTGTTCTACGGAGATCAATCGGTTAACTCCGAGAAGATCACCGGATTCTCGCCTCGCTATCCTGGCTTGACCGGAAACTTCCGAACCAAGGCAAACGTCTTGGACGGCGGCGGACGCGGAGCGACCAATACCTCGGTATGGCTCGTTCACTGGGGCCCTGAGACAGCCTTTGGAATTTATCCCAAAGGATCGATTGGCGGATTCCAGCACCGGGATCTTGGAGAGCAAACTCTCTGGGACAATCAGACCCCTCCTGGCAAATACCAGGGATACCGTACCCACTACAAATGGGATTGCGGATTGACCGTGCGCGACTGGCGTTTCCAAGTCCGCATCGCCAACATCGACGTGACCGCATTGACGAAAGATGCGAGCGCCGGGGCGAACTTGATTGATCTCATGGTTCAAGCGTTTGAAATCTTGCCTGCAAAACAGATGGGATCTCCCGTCTTCTATTGCAACAAGACCATCAAATCGTTCCTTCGCCGGCAAATGGCGAATAAGACGAACGCTCGGTTGAACTTCGAGGAAGTGATGGGTAAACACATCCTATCGTTTGACGGTGTGCCTGTACGGCGCGTCGATCAAATCTCGAACACTGAGACGGCTCTGAGCTAAAGAACTGGTTTTTTAAACCAAAGGAGATTCTAATGATTAAAGATAAACAGCTTGAACTGTCTGATAACCAGACAGGCATCACCGCCAGCGCCGCGTCAACGAACATCTACGACGCAGGCGCGCAGGGCGACGCGATCGGGTCTCACGACTGGATCGTCGTAAAAGTCCGGACGTTGCCGACATCCACAAATAGTACGGCGACCGTTCAGGCGCAGTTGGAAACGGCGGATGATTCCGCGTTCAGCGTCAACAAGACGGTATTGATTGCTGCCGGAGCGATTATCATCACGGCGCTTCCTTCTGGAACGTATCTAATCAAATCGTTAATTCCGCTAGGAGTGCGCCAGTTCCTTCGTGTGTATTTCACGATTGGGACTGAGAGCTTGACCGGTGGAGCGTTTGACGCGTTCGTCGTATCGGACGCAGACAACATCCTGAACTACTAGGCCATGGCGAAATATCGAGCGATCCGTTCGAGCTATGGGTTTAGAGGCACGTTCTGGGAAATGGGCGACGTCGCTGAAGACGTCACCAAGACGGAGGCCGAGCGCATTGACGTTAAGACTCACTTCTCTCTGATTAAGCAGGGAGAGTCTGACGAAGTGCCGCCGCATCCGTCTCTCTTGCCGCCCGAGCCGTCAACGCTCGTGGAAGTGCAGGAAAACTCTCAGAAGACCGAAAACCTTCTCGGACGTAGGTCATCGAAAAGATAGCGTAAGCGGACAGGCCGGGGGTCTGAAAATCCCCCGGTCTGCTTCTGCTTTTCAAGGAAACCATGAGTAGCCCACAGCCTATTACGCAGGCATATCAGCCAGGCCGGCCTGTCGTTTCCCTCATTTGGGATATGACGATGGACAACGTATGGAATACCAATACGTCTGCTTACGAGGCGTACAATCCTTCAAATGCCGCTCATTACCAGGTCTCACTGACTGACGCCAATGGTGTCGGATGGTACTCGGGCGCGTTCCCGTCAGCTTTAACAGGCGCGACTTTTCAGGTCGTTACCTATGACACAGCAAACATGCTCAGTCCTATCGGCGCCGCTCAAATGGGCCCTCCGGACACAGGCGGGATATCCCCGGCATCCACGTCAGCGGGAGTCATATCGGTCATTAACAAAGCTTTACAATTTCTAGCCGTATCTCAAATCACGTCACTGTCAGATGATTCGGAAGCGGCGATTCAGGCGAACAGCGTCTATAACGGCATTTTGACGGCGGTTCTTCGCTCTCATTGGTGGAAGTTTGCGAGTTTCGTACAAATCCCCTCCCTTCTTAGCTATCCGGCCTTTGACGCCACGAACGACTCAACGGGGGATCCGCTCCCGGGATGGGAATATCTCTACGCTTACCCGACAACGTGCGTCAAGCTGCGGCGCGTGTTTGACCCGGCGTGCTGCGGGAACTTAGGCGGCGTGGGATTCGTGAGCTATACCTACTACCCTGATTTCGTCGAGTACTACGATATGTATAAGGACACGCTGTATCGGTGGAAGCTTGTAATGACGCCATCGGCTCCATTCGTGAAAGCCATCGCGGCTCATGTGAACCCGGCATACATCGAGTATACCTATCTGGTGACAGACCCGACGTTGTGGGATCAATACTTCTCGGACGCTATGAGTTGGAACATCGCGGCGACATTGGCCAGGCAACTCACTGGCAATACGGATCTTGCTACTCAGGCGATGCAAATGTTTATGTCGGTCGTGAGCGAAGCCAAGCGGCTGGATGCAGAAGAAGACAGAGACACCCATCAAAGAATGTCTTCGTATCAGCGGGCGAGATCCTAATGCCAGGCGCCCCTCCCTTAGCCCATCCCTCGCAGCCTACTTTTTCTTCTGGCGAATTGTCGCCCGAGATGTATTCCCGCATTGACCTAGCCAAATATTCAACGGGCCTGCGCACGGGGCGGAATGTCTTTGTCCGGCCGCAGGGCGGGGTCAGTAACCGGTCTGGACTGAGAATGGTGGCACAGGCTAAGTACCCGTATGCGACTCACTCTTGCCGGATGATCCCGTTTGATGTTTCTGACACGCAATCTTACATGCTCGAAGTAGGGCACCAATACATACGCTGCTACGTTAATGGTGCGCAGATCCAAATGGTTGGCGCTGCTGGGTGGGTGACTGGCACGGTGTACGCCGCTGGTAATTTCGTCACGCAGTCTGGTATTCAATACTACTGCCTACTCCCGCACATGTCTGGGACTTTTGCGACCGACCTGGCGGCGGGCAGGTGGATCGCTCAAAATATCTTTGAAATCCCTACGCCTTATGACTCTGCCGATCTTCCACTCATTAAATATGTCCAGTCTGCGAGCAACCTCTATCTCGCGCATCCCAACTATGCGCCTATGACGCTAATCAGAACCACTGATACGAACTGGACGCTCGCAGCGTTTCCGTTTGCCAACGGCCCGTTTATGGACGAGAATGCGACAGCAATAACAATAACGCCTTCGGTTCCGGCGAATACTTTGACGGCAAGCGCCCCGCTCTTTAACGCCAATCATTTGTCTTCCTTATGGAAGGTCAATGCTAGAGTCCCGGCGCAATATCGCAGCACTAATTTTTCCGCGACATTAACGAATTACATTGATCCCATATCAGTGTCAAGCGCTCACGATTTCAATATCAGCACGAGCGGGACGTGGACTGGGAGCTTCAAAATCCAGAGGACGACGGATGGCGGCGTGACATGGCTGGATACGAGCCAGGTTTTTTCATCGAGCAGCGATGCGAACTTCAATGTCAATGGAGATGCCGCAGAGATGTGTCTTTTAAGAATTTTCGTCATCAGCGTGACGGCGGGAACGCTTAAGATCACTTTATCATCAAATGCTTTTATTATTCCAGTGATCTATCAAGTGTTTTCAGTTCCCAGTTCAACGGTTGTCGGTATTGCGCTTACTGTTCCGTCTCAGATACCTTTTGGTATCGCTTCAAACGCGACCGGCGTTGTATGGACAACAACCGAGTGGTTCGAGGGCGCGTGGTCAACGTACCGGGGATGGCCGTCGGCGGTCACGTTCTATCAGGACCGTTTGGGGTGGGCCTCGACTCCTGCTAACCCTCTTGGTTCATGGTGGAGCCAGACGGGCAATTACGTCGATTACGGGATCAGCGATCCTCTGGTAGATTCTGACTCCATATCGTTTAACATGCCGACCCGAAAGCTGAATCAATGCCAGCATCTTCTTCCGATGTTTCAAGTACTCGCGCTCACGTCATCTGGGGAGATATCGATCGGCGCCGGGGGGTCCGGAGACTTTACGCCGACCTCTCTCTCGGTGCTTCCTCAAACCTATCATGGCGCCGCGCCGTGTCCTCCGGTCCTCATTAACAATGAGGCGGTATTCATCCAGGCCAGGTCGTCACAGGTGCGCAGCATCCAGTACCAATATTTCACGAATATCTTTAATGGCGAAATCCTGAATTTAATGGCGACGCATCTCTTTGACGGCTATTCGATTACGGACATGTGCTATGCCGAAAGCCCTAACTCGACGATATTCACGGTCCGGTCCGACGGTATTCTCCTGTGTTTTACTTATCTTAAAGAGCAGCAGGTTCTTGGCTGGACGCATTGGGATACCAACGGATCATTCGAGAGCTGTGCCGTCATTCCGAATGGCACCTACGACGAGTTATGGGTAGTCGTCAATCGGCCTTTCGGAACATTTATTGAACGCCTCGCGCAACGTCTCCCGACCACCGACACCAAAGATCAGTTTCACGTTGACTGTGGGATCGATTACAGCGGGGCTCCGACAACCGGGATATCCGGACTTGACTATCTTGAGGGTCAATCCGTGATGGTCTTGGGAGATGGAAACGTCATGGGCCCGTTTGTGGTATCGAGCGGATCAATCACCCTTGGAAAAGCCGTCTCTCTCGCGCATATCGGCCTTTCTTATACGTGCGACGCGGAATCGCTTAACATCGAACTTCCTAGCCAGGATGGAACCAGCCAGGGACGACGGCAACGCGTCGCAGCGGTCACGCTCAGGTTTGTTAATTCCTTGGGTGGGAAGGTCGGGCAAGTGTCGACTAATCTCCACGCCATTAATCCTAACCCCGTTTTACCTCATTTGGCGACCTATATGCCGCTATTCTCCGGTGACTATCCGAAGATCCCTCTCCCTGGCGACTGGACGAATAACGGGCGCTGGTTCTTCCGTCAGACGGACCCGCTCCCGTTCACGCTCACCGGCGCATTCCCGATCATTGAAGCGGGGAACATATGACGTTTATCTATTGCAAGGACGATGTGAAGATCCGATCTTCCGTCGAGCGTGACGTTGAAGATCTGCGCGATTGCCTGCGCGAAGTCGACCGGGCTGAATTACAGGCTTTCAACGGGCAGACGCCCTATCAAGCGCTCAGTTACGGAAGGCGTCACTCGACGTTCTGCGCAACGGTCTTGTTTAAGGATAAGCCGGTAGCCATGTTTGGCGTGGTCCCGGACTCTAAAGTTAAGACCGCGGCCGCCGTGTGGCTCTTAGCAAGCGATGGGATTTACTTGATGCGCTATTCGTTCTTACGACTTTCCAGACGGTACGTCAAGTTGATGCAGGCGCGATACCCTCTCCTTTGGAATTTCATTGACCCGAAAAATACGGCGACGATCCGATGGCTTTTGTGGTGCGGGGCCTCGCTCGATGACCCGAAGCCGGTGGGCAAGGATGGGGCTATGTTCCAATATTTCACGCTTGAAAAGTCTATGAAGGCGGTGGCTTAGTGGGGAATCTTAGAAAGGGCGGATTGATAAGCGCGGTGTGCCGCTTCTTCGGAATTAAAACAGCCCAGATGGCGGGTGCGCCCACCATAGCGTATCTGAGAGGTCCAGCAATCGTTGTCAGAATGGCGATGAACGCCAACAAATTTACTCGTCTTTCTCTTTTTCCTATAAAAGCAATTGCTCATATTTCCGCGATGAGTGACGATGCGGAGATTCGATCTCAAATTGTTGAGCCCATTCCTATCGATATGGTCAATGACGAACCCGTTGAGAGGTCTTCCCATGACGACTTGGTGAAGCCGAATCTGTACTCGGCCACCCGATCCTTTGACAGCAGAATGTTTGCCTCTGATCCCTTGAGGGTCTTTAGCGTAAGAACAATATGCGTAAAAGCGTGGCCCGTCTTGAGCCAGAGTCCATTTCAAATGGCCAATAGCCTCGTAAATATCGTCGTCTACCTGAGTCGTCTTTCCTTGTGTAAGGTGGATTATCTTCATTTACACATTATAGCACAAGGAGGGTACTGATACGTGCACACCTAATTCAATGATGGCCCTTCAGGGACTCGGGACCGCCGCTTCAGCCTATAGCGCGAACGCCCAAGGCCAGGGACAGAAGGCTTACTACTCATACCTCGCATCTCAGAATACTCAGCAAGTCCCGAAAGTTTTACAGACGGCGAATCTCAATACGGGATCAGTGATATCTGCCGAGGGTATTCAAGAGCAGAATTTGAATCGCCAGGTATCGACGGTCGAAGGATCGCAGAAGGCGACATTGGCCGCGAGCGGGGTCTATGGCGGGTCCGGGACGGCTGCCGACGTAGCGACTGACACCGAGAACAAGGCGGCATTGGAC